TTAATTGTTCTTGTAGAAATTTTTTAGATAGTAAACCATATTTCTTTTCTACTTTATCTCTAGTTCTTGATTCTGGTGTATCAATACCAAATAATCTAACTCTTTGTTGATATAGAATATCAAATCCCATATCAAGTGTTACATCTATAGTATCACCGTCTACCACTTTTGTTACCTTTTTAACTCGATAACTGAAATCTGTTGGGTCGCCTAATTTTGCCATTAAAATGTTTTCCTACTTTTTGCAAAAACAGAACCAATTGTTGCACCTTGAAACTGTGCTACTGGTAAATAAGCTGCTAATGCCATCTCGTTTACATCTACTCTTAAAAAGTTTGACCTTACATGAGAGTACAAATATCTCTTAATACTTGCTTTTGTATATTTATTGTTCTTTATTGAGTTATATGAAGCTTGAATTTTTGTTGATTGGTCAAACTTTGCATTACTAGCATATGATTGTAATTGTTGTAAAAATGCAAATCTAGCACCATAAGGCAAATAATGAAAATTTAAACCAATAAAACCACCTTTTGCTGGTTCTATAGGTAAAACTAATGGGAATGTGTCATAATAAGGTAATCGTGCTTTTGTTTTAGGGTCATAGAAGAACATACTCATACGACCAGCACTTGGTCTACCTAATAATTTACCTGAGGCAAACAACTCACTAGGGCTAGTTCTATCTGCAATAAGTGATACAGCATTTCTGTACCAATTAGCACCCTTTTGTTTGTTACCTTGTAAATCTTTTAGTGGTTCAAATATATCAATTGCCATACCACTATTTATAAGAAAACCCTTAGCGATTTCTCGCTAAGGGTCAATGCTTTCAGTAATAGAGAGAAAGGATTAATCTTCGTCTGCTAATTTACTAAAATAGTCGAGGGTATCATCCTCGTCACTAGCAGGCTCAGATTCGCTTACCTTTGGCATTTCCACGGAAGTTGTAGTCTGTGGTGGGAGGTCTACAGAGTCTACTGTTACCGTGCTTTGCGTACCCGTAATTACCCTATTCAGTTTCTCTTTGAGTTCGTCATAGGTCTTAAAATTACTAGGGTCAACAAATGCTTTTAGAGGGTATTGTTTTTCCCATATCGCTTTGATTTCGTCATCTGACTCTTTCACTTGCGACACACCCTCAAATTCAGATTTGTCATAGTTCCAATAACCATCAACTTTTCTGATTTTTAGTTTAAAGTTTGCACCTTTCCAAAAATCAAATGGGTTAATTGCTTGTTCATCTTCAAAAGCTGGTTGCATTGCTTCAGTAATCTTATCAAAGATTTTTTTACCAAACTTAAACAAGAAAACTTTACCTTCATTTTCAGGATGTTTTGGGTCACTAACAACATAGATGTTAGAATAGTAAGATAATTTTCTCTTACGCTTTCTAGCAATCTCTTTGTCACTATCAACACCAGTATTCCAAAGTCTTGTATTCTCTTCGGACACCGGGTCTTTTTGATTAAGAGTTGTTAATGAGTTTTCAATATACCAACCACCTTTGTCTTGAAAGGCATGTGACCATACTCTTTGCCATGGCATTTCTTCACCATTAGAGGCAGGTAGAAAACGAATAACAGCATAGCCGTTACCTGTTTTGTCAAGTTCAGGTTTCCACAACCTGTCATCTTGGTATTTGTTTTTGTTTGATTGGTCTTCTGGAGCAAGTTTTGTTTCCAGAGCTTTTGTGATTGCGTCAAAGTTGCTTGACGATTGTTTCAATGATTCAAAATCCATATTTATTCTCCTTGTATATGTTTTGTGTTCGTTGTATTTGTGTTGGCTATATTATCGCCATCAGTATTATTTATAANAGTTNTANTCTCTGCNNTTAAATAATTCATTACATTTTCAGGTGTTGATTCTATATAAGGGTCATCATCATCTGAAAAATTGTTAAAACCTGGTTCTTCAAAAATCTTTTCTACTACACCATCATTTACAATAGCTGCATATCGCCAAGACCTCATACCAAAGCCTTGTTTTGGTTTTGCAACCAACATACCCATATTACTTGTAAATGTACCACAACCATCTGGTATCATTTTAACATTTTTAATTTCTAAATCTCTTGCCCAAGCATTCATTACAAAGGCGTCATTAACTGACACACAATATACATCATCTATACCTTTTGATTTAAAATCTTGGTACATTCTATCATAACTTGGTAACTCTTCACCTGAACATGTCGGTGTAAATGCACCAGGCAAACTAAACAATACAATTTTTCTATTGTTAAATAATTCGTCTGTTGTTTTATCTANCCATGAACCACCGATAAAAGTACAGCCGCCTTTTTCATCTGTATCACCAGTTCTAAATTTAAATGTGTGCTTTTTAATATACATAATTATTCCTATTAGTTAACATATGCGAAATAGGAGGGACTTGGGTTCACCCTCAACTCAGCGACACAGATACCTGTTCTAATGCGCCAAGAACCAACTTCCACTCGGTAGAGTGATGTGACACAGCCTATTTCTAGTACCATGCCTGAGTACCACCTCTAAGTTGTCAAGTTCGGCCGTCTGGTAACAGCCTCTTCCTTGCACTATAAAAAGAGAGTAATTAATTCTCTTTTGCATATTGTTTATTAATATACACCAATTACGCTAGATTGTCAAGCGTGGAATAATCAGCGTATATTAAATTTTGTTTACCGTCCCATTCAGAAATAGGACCATTGACCTTATCACGGCCGTCATTAAATCTGTTAATTTTATAAAACTTGATATTGGGGTACCAATCAAACAATGTCTTCCATTGTCTTATCCAGTTCACACCAGGCGTAGGTCCGTTCTCTTGTGCGACATAATGTTTGGTACTCTTATATAGATTATTGACATGATTATTCGTACTGTTAATATCATGTCCTATCATATAAACCTCTGTAGGTTGTTCTCTATGTATCGCAACATAACCACTACTTGCACCACAAGCCCAACCAAAATCTCTTTTTGCACCTTTACCGTTATTTTCTACACTTATGTCCGTTAAAGAGTGTGAGTAATCTGGATCCTGTATCCATGATACTTTAATGGTTGCATTGTTAATATTCTTTTTGTATTTTTCACCGTTTCTTTTTATCATGTCAACAATACCAGATAGTTTAGCACCATGCATAACATATTCTTGAGCATTGTTTCTTTCATTTGAAACTAATATTTCTTTTAGATGATTGTCAGCTTCTAACTTTTCCATACCACCATATATCATTGGTTCATATGTCATAGCAGGCACTTTAGTCCAATCTCTAAAGTAACATGGTATTTTTTGTGCTATGCCAGCATGATATATCTCATGCATAATACCATGGTCAACAGCAGTTAACACATCTGGCATAAAGTCTCTATATAATGCATTGCAACCATAAATGTTACCAAACTGTCTTAACTTTTGTAAGTCAAAACCTTTTCTACTTTCACCATTGCCTATACAAAAAACTCTTTTCAAAACCACCCCATTGCTACTGTCCAACCAAACACATTTACGATTGTAAAATAACCTACTAACATTGTAGGCCATGCCAACTTTCTACGATAGTGTGCATATACGGCTGTCAAACTTCCTAAAAAGTATCCTGGATAAATGTATCTCATATCTGGATTATCTGCTGTAAATGCCATTGTCATACTTGCACCTACAATAAAAATAAAACTTACTAACTCATAGTAAAATGCCACCTTATCTGATTCGTAAGATGATAACCAAAAATCTTTAATTGTCTTTATCATTGTCCTATCCAACTATTAATAATACCCATAGCATAGATAGCCATAGATATTGCGTTTAATACTATCAGCGCTCTATCGTGCCATAGCAATCCTACAATTAACCAACCTGTCATACCTAGAATTGCAGGATACAAGTTGTAAGGAAAAATATTTACTGAAGTCATTACCATAGCAATAATCAACAGCACACTACTTGCCCATTTAATATACCAAGATAAGTCACCTTTTGGTGTTATCTTTTTATATACTCTACTACTATTTAATTTAGCAATCTTTTCATCTAATTTTTCGTCTATTGGTTTAATCTCTTTCATTTACAAATACATCTTTTAGTGTTAGTTTTACTTGTGTTTCATTATATATCACAAATGGTTTTAATTTGGCAAGCGTATGTGCGATTTTAGGCCATACAACTTTTTCATCAATATCTTTATTCCATATCTTGCTAAACGATAATACTGAATCAAGAATGACGGTGGTCTGGATGTGAATTTTCTTTTGAATATGTAATCGTAAAATTCTAGGATGTTGGCCTGAATTAACAAGAAACCATCATTAAAAGAAATGCCACGGTTGCTAAGGTCATTATTGATAGATACGCAATCGTTCCTAAAATGATAGTCAAACGACTCTTTATACTTTCGCCACTTGGTATAATTCTCAGAACCTTCATTGCCTACAATATTACCAACCCACTTACTACCATCAAGAGCAAAATTAGAAACAAAATAATCCAATATGTCTCGCTCATTATATCTTTTAGAAAGTTTGTGAAAAAAGTACCTATCTGGCCGTTTCGTAAAGCTTTCCAACTTTGCTGTAACTCTTCCACCATACTTATTGTAATCATAATCGGTAGTAAAATGATTTTTAACAGCCAAGTAAGTTTTAAATACATCAAATCCACCATACATAATTATAATTTATATTCAAAATTTTGTGTCTCTTCATTAATGTGTACCTGTTTTGCACCATTTCTAATATGAAAGTGTGTTGCCATAGGTGTCAATGGTGATAAAGTAACAAGTCTTTCAAACTTTTCTTTTTTTGCATACTCACCTAGTTTTTTAATAATCTCTTTACCTGCACCTCTTTTTCTTGACCATACAGTATATGCAACACAAATTGAACCTCTTTGACCATCTTGATTAGCTGCTTGACTCATATAATCCATTTCTCTTACTGTAAATGGTACTTCAGGACAAAATGCTGTACATACAATTGCTTCAATTTCATCATTATATTTTAGACCAAATATCTTTCTACCATTAGTGATTCTAAAACCGAGTGTCAACTCTGGTCTAACAGGATCCTCTGATACATCAATGTCATCTAACTCGACAAGTTCAGTACCTTTTACCCATTTAAAAAAATCATCAATTCTGTCTTTATACTTTTTCATCTAACAAATACTTTGCACTAATTGGAAAATGGTCTTTTAAATGTTTTGCCATTTGTAAAGTTAACATTCTTGTTTCTTCTTGTGAATCTGGTTTATTTCTTAAATTACATACACGAGCAAATGCCATTACTGAGCCTGTCCAGTACCACTCTGTCATCATGTTTTGTGGTAAAACCATTCTAGCCATTTCAGGAGCAATACCTTCTTCAATCATATCATTATAAACTGTTTTACATGCCTGTACTACATCTGTAATATCAAACTCAATTTCTTTTTCACTTGAACCTTGTTTTTTATTTTCTGGCGCACCACGCCAAATAAATGGTACATAAAACTCTGGTGGTGTATCTACATATCTTCGACTTACTTCATTCCACACTAAACCAACTTGATGTTTTACTAATTGTCTTGCAACAAACACAGGTGCTTTGATTAAAAACTGTAAAGTGGTGTGACCAAAAGGTGACCAATGGTCATGTTCAGCAAGATACTTAATTAGTTTTTCATCTTTCTCCTCAAACTCACTTTTCTTTTTATTAAATGATACACGAGCTGCATTTACAACTGATAAGTCACTACCCATTTTATCAATCAATTCAATGTTCATACTGGTAATTTTCCCGTCTCCTCGATTTTCAAAAGTTTAGCATTTGAAGCTTCAACTTGTATTTTTTCTTTTAGTGCTTTTGAGATAAGTCGACCAACTGTTTCGACTTCGATTTGATTCTGTTCACAATACCATAGTATTGCGTCCATGTAAGATATTGGTCTTTTTTCTTTAACAACACCCTCTATAATTAAACTAAATTCTTTGCTATTCATATTATTAATATATCACTTGTTGTTAAATTTGTAAAGCGTGGATTGTTTCTGTTACGAGGTACAATCCACAAAACCCTAAACAGCCTAAGCTGCTAATGCAAAGTTATTATCGTTTGCGTTTAATTAGCATGAAAGGTTGCCACCTATTAATCTCTTACAATTTTCTCAACATCTGTCGATCCTAGTTCAGCCCCATCATAACTACATGAAAATTGTCTGTGTTAATCTCTCCATGTAGTTATGGTGGAGCTGGAGGGAATCGCACCCTCGTCCAGTATGTCTACCATAATTGTCGTCAACGACTAATTCTTTTTATAAGTTTAAACCCTTTGGCAATAAATCTGGATTTACTGTAGCGTCAAAACTTATGTATAATATACACGATTCGGTTCCGTTGGGAGCTTGCATTGTTACCATTTGTTGTGTAGTTCCTTGTTTAAGCCAAGTTGTTACAATAAATGCAATCTCTCCATTTTCATCACCACCTACTTTACCAAAAGATATTGTAAATGGTGTCCACTCTTCTTTTTCTGCAAATTTTAAAACTTCTTTACTTGTACCACAAATTATAGGTGCATTTGAACCATAAAAATTGTAATTTTCTTCAGCTTGAGTCTTAAAACTAAATGTGCAAGACGATATTACAAAGACTAATATAGCTATATACTTTAGCATGGTATCTCCTTATAGAGACCATTATGACTTTATGCCTTTTGTCTTCTCTTCATAATATTTATAGAAACCTTTAATTGCGTCACCAAGTTTTTGTTCGTAATCAGCTTTGTTCTTTACGAATGCCTTAGCAGAACCATCTTCACCTGCTTGTAAAATTACAATCTGGTCAATAGGTGTACCAAATAACTCTTCATACATAATTGCATAAGCAGTACATTGAATATAATAGTTTTCATTCCAACTATCAACTCTTTCTTTATTAGCAGTTTTGAAATCAATTACAGATAGTTTACCATTGTATTCTGCAATACAATCAACTTGACCTGCAACGGTCAGTTTGGTACTATACATAATAGTTTCAAGACAATGAATATTGTCAATCTGGTCAAGGTATGGTTTTAAAAGTCTAAACATACCTAAAGGCAACACATCACGAATAGACGGTGTTTCACCTTTTAAATATTGTTCTACCAAAGTATGTGTAGCTGAACCTCTACGAGCAGCTCGATTCATTTCCCATTTTGCTGCCTCTTCGCCAACATTTTTACGCCATGCGACAAGACCTGGTTTTGGGATTGCACCTAATACGGTTGTAATACTTGGAAAGTTTTTATCGCCGACTGAGTAAAATCTAAAACCATCAATATTTTTACCTTTGGTTTTAGGTAACTTACTCTCATCTAGTTGTACAAAGTTTTTAGTCATATCAATTCCTTTTTCATTTTATATCTATATTATATACACATATTCTCTTATTGTCAAGCCTCAGGTGCCTTTTCTTGAATATAAATCATTCAAGTAATCTCTTTCCTGTTGACAGGCTTGTTCCTGCTTTCAGTCGGTAATACTTAGAGCCAACTCAGTTGTCTCATTTACTCTTCTTGTCCAACCTTTACCAAATGTGTCAAAGGTACTTAATTGTTCATAGTAACTTTGTCTGTCTGCTTGATAATCTTTAATCGTCTTGTCAATGCCATTTTCTTCAACATAACCTTTAAGTGTTCTTAGTGTATTAGGACCAATACCACCGTCAACCACAGTACCAATCATTTTTTGTAGATACTTGGCTGCTCTGCCTGGACCTGCATTGACACCAAAGTCAAACACGCATAAATCTAAACCACTTGGTAGTTCATCACCTTTTACTTTATCCCAATAACCAGTTTTGTAAATTGGTGCTACATCTTCAACTGTTAAGTCTTTCATATCTTTTGTGCCACCAAATTCTTCATATACTCTTTTGGTCACACCTAAATTAGTTTCACCGCCTGGATCCTTAGGATGATTTACATATCCGCCTTCATGGTGTAATATGGTTTCTAAGCATTTGTCATAATTTTTTTGCATTTATTTACCTCTTGTTATTTGTAAAAACTTTTCTATCTGTGCCTTAATAATTGGTGTTCTATTTGGCCAATGTATATAAGGTTCATCACTTTTCATCAAGTTATACAAAAAAGGCAAAATTAACTTTTCTGCCTCTTTAAATCTATT